ACTGTGATATTTAAAAACAAACTATTGAGTTTCTTCATCTTCTTCATGATCGTAGGTTAATCTAGCATCCCAAATATAATCCTCATCCCATTCAGGTTCATAAAGGGGACAAGGTTCTTCAAACAAATGAGTCATCCTTAGTTGATAAATCCTCTCTCTAAGGGATTTGTAAAACTCTCTTTTGTAATCAGGATTCATTCGACATGAACAGTGCCAATCATACCTGCGCCTTTGTGAGGAGCACACCAGTATGTGTAATCTCCAGCATCATTGAAAGTAATATCAAACTCCTCACCAGGAAGCATAGCAAGTGATTCATGAGCAAGATCAGGACGATCTTCCACAATCACATTGTGTGGAGGTAACATATTATTCACAAAATGAACTGTATCTCCTGCTGATATTGTAACCTCTGCTGGATCAAAAATCAAGTTTCCATTTGATCCCATCTGAACATCAACTGCCCATGCGGGAGTTGCTAAAAATAGTGTTGCTAAAAGTGCGAAAAAGAACTTCATATACGTTCTTGCGACTACACTATCTATCTTAGATCTAATTGTTTATACCTAGGATTTGTTTTGACTTCCTCACTTATCATTTCACCAAATTCTGTAACACATTTGCACCATTTTTTTCTTACCATTTTTGTTTCTTTACTATGCCTGGTTTCCAAATCCAAAAACATTTTTTCCCATTCTCTATAGATTTCAGCGCACTCATCAGACTTCTTTTGAAGATGAGGTTCTCTATACATTAAATCGTTGGTTTTACGGGAGGTTCTCCATCTTTTGTACTGATCTGAATTGGTGCTTGTTCTATACGAATTGTTTGAGCAGGAGCAGTCTGAGCAGCTGCTGCAATTAATCTCTCTAAATCTGCTTTACTAATTCCTCCTCCCGATGTTCCATTAGCACCATTTTTCTTTGCTGTCTGGACTCCGAAAGTAGCCAAAACCCCAGTAAAAACAGAGGCTATAAAGGTAGGATCCAGTTTTTGTTCTGGGATTCCTAAAGCGGGAGGAAGTTTAATATACGCCAAAGTAAGTATTCCACCACTCCAAATAAGAATACCAAGACGAACAAAAGTAGAAAGTATAGCAAGTTGTTCCTCAGAATCTTCAACTTTCTCCTTTAATTTTCCAAGCGGACCTTTCGTTTCTTTTTTGATTTCTTCAGCCATTGAAATGGTAGTAAGGTAATTTTATTTAGAAATAAATCCTTTTTCAACTAACCATTCACGGGTCATTGGTGTAGGTTCATAATCAGTCCACATAGTCCCAGCAGCACAGGACTCAAGGGCAGCTGCGGTCATACCTTCTGTATGACCTGCCCAGTATGCTTCTTTCTCCCAAGGAATTGCCTTTGGTTGAGATTGATAAGCACTCTTTGCGATTGCTTGATACATGCGAGGAACATCCTCTTGATTATGAATAATAGCAATGAAGTTGTTCTCGATTGTTCCTGCCATACAATCCTGAGCAGCGTGCCATCCCTCATGACGCATTACTGACATCATAGTGCCAGGACGATGCATATGAGCAACATTTAGAAAAAAGTTATTGCCTACAGTATGATAGACACCACGATGACCAATTGGGAAATATCGCATGTCTGCTAGAAAAACCCTAGCTCCGACCTTATTAAGTGATCGGACGAGAGAGTCAAACTCATCAGCAACAATACTGTAATCAATATCAGCAAGTTCCTCGTGTTTATTAAGGTCAGAAACTGTTTTAAGTTCTTGAACATGATCGGTGCATTCTTGGAGTAACATGCATCCCATTGAATGATTCGTGAAGTATTCCTCTTTTTTAATTGGATCAGCAAAGGCAGGAACAGTCATGCCATGAGCCATTCCAAGAAGTAAACCAGCAATAATATGTCTAATCATGGAAAAACAACTCCACCAGTCGTAGGAGGAATAACATTACCAGTAGCATCTGGAATTTCTGGCATCGCTCCATCCAGAAGATCTGGAAGAGCATCAGTAATTGCTGCTGTTGCTGCTTCAGTAACCCTCTCTTTTACACTCTCAATAATTGCATCTCTGTTAAAATAAACAAAGGCACCAGTTCCAATAATGGAACCAGTGCCTACGAATGAAATTATTGCCAAAACATTAATAACTTTTTGCATGATAATACTAACTAATCAGTTTTTATTTAGCATACCTTGACCAGAGTTCCATCCTCCAGGTCCTTCATGATAGTTTTCAGATCCACCAGGAGGATCAAGTTTGATTGTAGTTGCACCCTTAGTCGCTATCTCATACATCTTTTGATGAATGTCTTCCGATTCTTTGCTTGAATTATAGTAGTTAAGTGCATCTTCTTTGAATGCTTCTGCTTCTCTCTCCATATAATCTTTATTGGAATCGGAGATAACTGCTGGACCAAACCATTCATCATCTTTCAATACTGGTGGAGCTGGTACGGTTTTATGTTTTGGCCTGTTTAAATTAAAGGGAATGATTGGAATATTGATACCAGCAACCGATAGGGAATCTTTTTTAGGAAGCATAGATTTTACTTTATCTTTGAGTTTATTTAACAATTTCATGAGAGTACAAGTTTATTCGTGTATTGATAAGAATATATTTCCCTCTTTCCCTTAATACCCCAACCAAGCCATCGATATGCTGGTTTCATATAGTAAGAAACTGAGTAACCACTCTTTTCAAAAGAAGGTAGTGTTTTAACAAACGTATACTCACTAATCATATATCTAGTCTGACAGTCAAGGGCACTAGGGTCGCAATTATATCTATTGGCAAAGTTACCTAACCCACGATAACGGTTCTCAGTAGTCCACTGGATGATTCCATAGCCACCGCGATGGCAACGATCGTAAGGAACTCTAGCACCTCCCTCGCATATGTTGGGAATGAACTTACTCTCTTGTTGGATGTTACCCATAATCGTTGCAAGAGAGTTGCGATCTTTGATATTTGTTTTTTGTTGGAGTTGTTCGAGTACATACTTTTCTTCTGAGGTACACTCAGGACATTTCCAGATTGATTTAACTGGAGTTATCGATACTTTCTCACTTATAGTTGTAGGTGTAGATGCAGAGTCATTACTATCCTTAACTTCTTCTACAAAGTTTTTGCCGCCCTCATAAAGAGATTTGCCAAATTGAATAAGGGCAGCGTCACTAATTAAAGGATAAGAAAGGCGGCCTAAGAAAAGTAATACAATTCCACCGAGTAACCTAGTCATTAAAAAAGGAGCACTAAACGGCCCCTATTATAAACTATTCAGTTTTGTCTGTCAAGGACTGGGAACAGTTGCAGGAATCATCATACCACCCCCAAAATCGTCATCATCATCAACATCTACATCACTCAATACGGACATCAGAATAAATCCGCCTAGTAATGAGAGTGCTAAGACTAACATATCAATCACCAGATGCCTGGAATCAGTTGTCCTGTTGCTGCATATGAGCCCATTGCTGCGATGACGCCAAGCATAGCGGCCCAACCATTAATACGTTCTGCTTTTTCGTTCATTGTTTTTCCTCTAAAGTTTTGTTAGTAATGATGATCTTTTGACCATCGTGAGTAAATTGTAATTCATCGTCAGGATGCCACAGTAACTCTTCATACATATCGTCGAGTTTCTGCATATCCCTCCAAAGTGCTTCGGGATCAGGCATCAGTAAAGGCTCTCCTCTTGATCAGTTTCAATAACACAATCACTAGTAGGATATGCTACACAAGTAAGAACAAAACCTGCATCAATTTGGTCATCATCCAAGAAGGATTGATCACTCTGATCGACAGTTCCGCTTACAATCTTACCAGCACAAGAAGAACAAGCACCTGCACGGCAAGAGTAGTTCATATCAATACCTGCTTCTTCAGCAGCGTCAAGAATGTACTGATCATCTTCACAGGTAACGGTTTGTTCTCCGTCAGGAGTGCGAAGAGTAATGTTGAATGTCATTGTGATTGTGTAAAATTATATTATAGAGAAGAGTGGATTTTAAGTCAACCTAATTCAAGAAAGAATTTGGTATTGTCACTTGGCGTGTTCTCGTAGATAGAAGAATCGCCATATGTTTTGTGGTCTTTGTATCCAACCATGCGACCTTTAGTGTTTTGAAGGGCAGGCATGAATACGATGTAGAAAAATACTCCTGGAGCACCGATAAGCAGGGCTCCTCCAATAACATAGTAAGT